TGCAAAACTCCTAATTATCAAGCTGAATTGAACAATCTTGAGAAAATTTCTAACGAACTTGGTCATGAAAACGCACTGTGGATTTCCGGAGATTACTCTTCCGCCACAGATGGACTTCATTTCGACCTTTCACAAGTCGCTATGGATGAAATTGCTAATGTAATGGAAAACATTGACCCTGTTGTTAGTTCGTGGGTACGATACGAAGGTGGTAAGCACATGTTGCATTACCCTGAGCATACAAAGCTCCCTCCCGCTCTGCAGACCAACGGTCAGCTTATGGGATCCCTTCTGTCGTTTCCGATTTTGTGTTTAGCAAATGCTTTCACGCTCAATCATTCCTGTGGTTACGAGCTCGGCGCCATGCCGGCTCTTTTCCACGGTGATGATCTTGCAGCACGAATGCCACTTTCCGATTATCAAAAATGGAAAGACTTTGCTGGACTCATCGGTCTCACACTATCACCAGGCAAAAACTACGTCAATGAGAACTGGGTTTCTATCGATTCCCAGGTCTACTTCCGTAATCCTGCTAAGCAATGTATGGATAAATTGCCCACTGGCCGTTACGGGTGTTTTGTGCCCACAACTGCCGGTCTTAAAGAATGTCTTCGCTCTAGGAAGGACATTTCTCCCGAATCGCTCGCTGAGCGTTCTGGTCTGAGGACTTCAACATTGAAGACCCCTCGATCGATGTATGTTTCCGAAACTCACGGTGGTATTTTACCTACCGAAACAGAAGAGTTTCACGGAATCACTCTTACCCACGAAATGGGAAGAGCACCATCTACCGATCTTGAGAAGACCATCTACGGTTTGAAATTGTCATCCAGAGGACCCAAACAGGTCATCAAAGGAAGCAAAGAGTGTGTTTATAAGATGTCCCGGAAGCTTCAAAACTATTTGAAACTTCCTATCATCCCCTCTCTCGTTGATGAAGATCAATTCGAGATGGACTCTGAGGAACAAATTGCTAACAAGCAATCCTTGGGGCCCGATGCACACATGTGGAGTAAGATCCGATGTGCAAAGAGGCGGTACAAGAACAAATCTTATCAGCTCTTTTCGAAGAAAGATTTAGAGACGGTGACGGTAGTCGTCCCAATTGCCATGGTCTCGCACCTGCGAGCGGCTTGGGAAAACTGCTGTCTTGGACGGCACTCATTATTGATGCCTTCCAATCGTTCGAACCAAACTAGGAAAAGTAAGTTTTCGGTTAATAAAAGAACTCGAACTCTGAAGCGTACAAACAACGTACGATCTCCAAAATTGGTTCCCGGAATCCTTAAC